CTAGCCGAGTGACATCAAATCAGAGTCATCGTTGTTAGAAGTGGGGGAGCCGATGGCCTCCAGCTTCGACACAAGCTCCTGCTGCTTGTTAGGGTACAAATGGGCATAGGTCCGCATGACGACGGGAACAGTATCGCCGATTCGCTTGGCTACCAGAACAATAGAGTACCCAAGTTCGATACAGAGAGAAACGTGGCTGTGCCGAAGATCATGGACGCGAATGTCTGGCAGATAGATTAGCTGGGTGCAGCGGGTCAGTTCTTTGTTGAGCGCTGTGCACGTCATGTAGAACACGCGGTCGTCCGGGGTCAGCCCGTAGAGCCGGGAACAGTAGGTGCGGAACTCTTCGGCCAACCAATGTGGAATAGGTACATTTCGGTTGCCTCCTTTTTTGCTGTTCTTGGTGGGGCCGAAGATGTCCTGCCCTTTTTTTCTGTGGTAGGTCTTGTAGATGCGCAACTGGTCATCATCGGTCAGGTCTTTGGGCAACAGCGCCAGCATCTCACCCTCGCGGCATCCCGTCCAGAATAGAATATCAAATGCCAGAAGATAGGCCTCATTGCGGAATTCTTTCCGCAAAAGCTCATACTGGTCTTTCGTGATGATAAGCATTTCCCCGGCGACGGAGGAACCCATGTAGCCAGAGGCATCGCACGGATTGAAACGCAGGCCGTAGAACGTCTGGGCATAGTTGAAGAGCGCGGTCAACTGTGCGTGAATGGTGTAGAGGTATGTTTCCGAATAGGGGAGGCCAGTGGCTTCGCCCATTTCTTTGATTCGCTGCTGCCAATCTCGAATATCAAGAGCGGTGATCTCATTCATTTTTCGGTTTCCGAGAAGCGGAACGATTTTGGTGTCAAAAATATTTCGCTTGGTATCCATTGTGGTGTCGCGGACATGGTGCTCCCGGTCATTGAAATATAGCTCCACGAAGCTGGCAAGAGTCATATCACAGCTCTTGGCCTTTTGCAGATGGAATTCGCGCTCCCACTCCTGCGCTTCACGTTTGGTTTTGAAGCCGCGCTTGCGCTTCTGTTTTCTTTTTCCGGTGAAATCAGCGTAGCGAAATTGGCAGTACCATGTGCCAGTTTTTTCATCCTTATAGCAGGGCATTAGAATATACCTCCTGACGTGTTTAGAAATCCCCGACCATTTTTATAATGGTCGGGGTCTTTTTTATTTGGCGATGATAGAATTAAAATCGTCGATATGCTCCGAATTGCTAAGCATGAGACACAGGTTCAAGCCGGCAGGAGAAGAAACGCGAAGCCTGCCACATTCACAGATGGAGCACTGGTGATTGTTTTTATAACGCTTGTCACGGGATCCGTCCGCATTTACCTTGAGCCATGTTTTGCCGACAATCTTAGCGTCCGCCGGGATTTCCATTTCCGTTGAGTCCATGATGGGATGAACGATGTCGGCGCGGTAATTGACTTCGTCTGCATCGTAGGCACTCAGCTTTCCGTCATGCAGATAGAATATCTTATCGGGGAGAATATAGAACGATTCCTTTTTTGACAGAGCTGCAGAAAAATATGGAACATTGGTGATGAGGTAATAGGGGAGCTTCGGCATTCCAAGGAGCTTTTTGGGGAGAGTTGCTTCGCTAGCTCCTGCATTTGTTTTAGTGTTGTGTCCCTTTTCTATCTCCGTGACATACCATGCGGCATCGCAAGCGAATAGCTTTCGCCATGCGTGATACCAATCCTCATAAGCGGCACGTTGTTCATCAGAGAAATCGTATTCCAAATTCACTTTGGCCTTATAATGAACAAACAAGAATGCAGCGCAAGAGAGGATGGTTAGCAGGAGCCGCTGTGGCGTGTGAAGAACAATGAAAGCCAATAGGCTGACAGTGCCAATTATAAAGAACGCTTTGTTGAGAAAACGGACTAAGTGGATTTGTTTCATAAGCGCCGCAAAATCGGCGTCCTTGTAGCTGTTCCGATCAGTGGACTGTATGACCTCTGTTTCAAATGCTGGAGGCTGTTTGGAAAGCCTTGGCGTCTCAGCGCTGCGGATAGATTCCTCTGAAACATAGCTGATTCCGGTTCCGGGGATGGACGCCGTTTGCCTGATTTTTCCGTTGGCCGTTTTGGTGATTCGGTATCCGGGAACGCCCCACGAATACCCAACTCCACTTCCTGAAATATTGATGCGAAAGCCGCCGCCAAGACGAATGCTTTTTCTGTATCTGAATCCCATAACCTCACAACCCTTTCTGTTATTTATTCACGGATTTCGGTAGATGGCTGGAATCTGCTTGTAAGCTGTCTTACTCTTTCCAGTGGCGCGCTTGCGCCGGGAAGGAGTGAGAAGATGCCTGCATCGGATGAGCGCTCCAGACATGGAAATGTGCTTGATGATGTTCTTCGGGAAGAAATCAAGGATTTAACCCCGGAACAGGTCAAGCGGGTGCTTGAGTACATCGAAACGCTGAAACAGCAGTAACGAGCACCGATGGCGCGGACAGGCCCTCTTTGGGAGCCTGTCCTTTTGTTATTCGCGCAGGAATTTGACGAAGCGGACGTACTCTATTACCTTGCGCATTTCATCATCTGTCAGATCGTGCGTGGAGTCCATGAGCCGCCTCTGCAAAGCGGAAAGATTCGACTCCGGGAAATCCACCTCCCCCCGGAGATAGGCTTCAGACACGCCATAGCGGGCGGCAATAGTGGCGATGTCCGAAGCGGTAGGAACAGATTTTCCCGCTTGCCAGCTCGCAACAAGGGTTCTGCTTTTCCCGCACAGGCGCGACATAAAAGCGCCTGATGAACCGTAATGTTCCATCAAATCGACAATGCGTTGGACAGTAATCGTCATCCTTTTTACCAGCTTTCTTTCTGAAATCTTGTGTAATACGCTGAAATCCAACACTTGTTAGATTTGCGGTCTTGTCGTCTAACAGGTGTTGGATTATTATATAATCACAGTCAAACATTTGTTGGACTGCATGAGCAACAACGGAGGTCGAAAAAATATGAAAATGGTAACGTACAAAGTGCTCAGCAAAGCAATGCGGGAGCTGACAGGGCAAGTTGCAGAGCTGGATGAAGCCATTGAAATCCGCTTGGTGTTTGGCGAAAAAGTTAAAATCACCATTTCGATGGACTGGGCAACAATGGATGCAGCACGGGCCGCAGAACTCGCTGAGCATCTGGCAAAGGCGGCGGAGCTCGTGAACAACTTCAAGTACGCTGGTTATACGATTGTTAGATAAGGGGAATGGCCATGAAGTATTCAGACATCAACAAGATGTTCACGACAGAGGTGAACAAGTATTTGGCGCAGGGGTATCGCTTCAACACCGCAAGCATGAATGGGAGTCAGGGTGAACTGGCCAAGGTCGATTTGACCAACGGAACTGAAATCATCCGCATTGTGGCCCGCACTTTTTCCAAGGAGTGGGATAAGCAGGGCGTCGAGCTGTTCGTTGGCCGCGTGGCCGAGAAAGAGGGCGTTCGGCCGGATGTGGCCTATTGCGTCAACACAATTTGGAACGGACGCTTGGAACAAGTCAGCAGCCAGCGGTTCTACGAGGTGAGCGGCTACGGAGATCCCGACAAGTTCTATGGGACGGAAGCGGACGCCGAAGCGGTCAGCAAAGTCCGTATGAGCCGCTATGCGCAGAGGCCGAGCCGCAAGGCTGAGGACATGACCAACGCTGAAACCATCAAAATTGCGGTGCGGTTCATTCGCCGGAAGCTTGGCATCAAGAACGTGGACAAGAAGCGCATTGAAGTGTTCCGCACGCCTGACCATCGACACATCATCAATTATCGCGGCAAAGCATATCAGCTCAACAACAAGGAGGTTTGACTATGTATTGCAACAAGTTTTTCAGAACCGAAGAGGAGGCCAAGGCTTTCAAGAAGTCTCACGGCGGGGCGCTGTACAAGAACATCAAGGGGAGTCACACCCGGCAAGCGTACCGGGTAGAAGCGATGATGGCCGTGCAGGACGGCTGGCTCCGCAGCACAGAGACGGATACGTACCCGTTCTGCGTTGCATGGAATGGCAAGCCGCTGTCGGCAGGAAAGGAGATTTAAGCCATGAAAGCATTAAAAATTGAGCCGGGAAAGGCCCCGGAACGCATTGACATTGACAACGAACTTGAAGCACTGCAAGACGCTGTGGGCGGCTACATTCAGGTGCTCTACCCGGACCCGCACCGCCCGGTGGGCCTGGTCTGCAACGAAGAGGGCAAGTGCATGGGCCTCAAGCCGAACCGAGCCCTGTACAGTGGCGGCAGGCCTTACGACGTCATTGTTGGCACATTCCTCGTGGTTGGAGTCGATGAAGAGGACTTCACGGATCTGCGGGAAGAGGATGCAACGTATTTTGAGAAGCTGTTCCATTCGCCGGAGAAGTTTAAGTACTTCGCAGGGCGGCTGGTCATCTCCAAGGTGGTTTCTGGCGGGGCTTAATGGCCCCGCTTTTTTCAAAACCCGAAAAACCCATTCGGTTTTTTGGGTTTTGTTCGGTTTTTTCGGTTTTGATGGGTTTTGCGAAATGCAAAATAAAAGATGAAATTTGAATCGTAACTTTCAAATTTTAGGCAGAAAAACCGAAATCCTGTTAAAAATGAAACTCGATAGAACGACAAATTTTTGAAACGTGCGTAAAATGTGAAAACCCATTGGTTTTTTCAAAAACCGAAAAAACCCATCTTCTTAAGAAAAGAAGAAGAAAAAGAATAAGAAGATATGAAGACTATCGTCTTCATCACGCGATCACGCGCGGACGCGCGCGTTATATAGCCGCCGCCGACGAATCCAACTGATGAAGAACAGGGTCGTCGGTGCGACCAAGCAGGTAGTCAACGGAACAGCCCAGATGCTCCGCGATTGCAACGATGGCCTCCATCCGGGGAAAATAGCCACCAGACTTCATCGACGACAGCGTGTTCTTGTTCAGCTGGCAGGTTACGAGGATGTCTTTGACGAGGAATCCTTGATCGTGAGCGGTCTTTTTAATACGTTCAGCAACTTGAGAAGAAGTGAACAATGGAAACACCTCCAATCTGTGCAAAAGATAGAATCCAAAGAACTTTTGATTTTTGCGTTGAAATCCAAAGAACTCAGGATTATAATATATCCAACAAATGAATGAAACACTTGTTAGATAGAAAGGACAACATCATGAAAAACATCACTTTTACTTACGATGGCTGGATGGATGGTGAGCAGGGCGAAGCCTGCATGACCGTCATGGTCGATGACGAGCGGGCAGAAATGCTCGATGCAGCATTCAACGCCCCGGCAAAGCTCCCCAAGACCAAGGTGCTCATTCTCAAAGATCAGGCAGAGCGCCTGCGCAATGCTTGCGAGTGCATCCGTGGTCGGGAGTACGCCAGCGGCAGCATCAAGACGGTTGAAGTCAAGGAGGCCTGAGCTATGAACATGAAGTCTTACATCGCAACCTATTTCCGCCACAACCCCCAGTTCAAGAGCGGCGGTTATGAGACCACCCGCAAGATTACGGCTGTGTCCATTGCATCCGCTCGCAAGAGAGCGCGTGAGATCACCGAGCACTGCGTTTACGGCAGCATGGAGCTGCTGGATGTTCGGAAGGAGGTTTGAGCCATGACGAATGTTTACATTGACAGCCGCCGGGATGGGTACTCTCCCAGCCAGTGCCACGACACCATGACGGTGGGGGAGCTGATTGACATCCTGAGCCAGTACGACGAAGACCAGCCCGTCTACATTCGCAACGACAACGGCTACACCTACGGGAGCGTCCAGATGGACAGCGTTACCGAGGGAGAGGAGGACGAGGACGAATGAGACTTCTTGTTGAGTACACATCGCATGGCCGCGGTCCAGCGGCTCCGCAGACCTACAGCACCACGCTGGACATTGTGGACGATGTAGCGGAGCGGCTGTTAAAGGCCAAGACGCCGTACACATTCCGGGAGCGGAAGTACTGCACACGGGAAGCGCTGATTCTTGCATTCCTGATTTACGACATCGAGAACCTGCAAGAGCGGAGCTTCGGGGACAACGACCAGATTTTGAGCATCCGGCGGGATGGCCGGAACTGAGGGAGGGTCACATGATGAAGTTTGTAGCACCGATGGACACATGGGAGATGGTAGGCGGGAACCTGCCGCCCATCCGGGTTCGCGCCCGGTCATTCGATGAAGCATTGAAGAAAGCAAGGCTTCGCAATCCCGGCTATTGCGCCGGCTGGGTCGTTGAGGAGGACTAAGCGATGGACATCCTGATTAAGCATCAGACCAAGGACGGAGAGATTCATTTCAGCACGGTGGAGTCTTGGAAGCCCACTGAAGACGAAGCGATGATTGAAGCAATCCGGGATTTCAAGAAGACACACACGGACGCCCGAATTCTTGAAGTCCGAGATGTCACTCTCGGCGCAGGGCGTAACTGGAATAAATAACCCCGCCTGATGATGGCCGCTGGTATCGGCCGAAACCATTTTCGTGGCATCACGAAGATGGTCGCGGGAACCAACACCGCAAACCAAGGAAAGGAAGATTCACATGAAGTATGAGATCTACCAGTTGAAAGAGGACACCATGGAGCAGGTAAAACTGCGGTTCATGGCGTCCGATCAGGCCGCAGCGCTGGGCGGCATCCATCGGGAGAACTACCGTCTGGTGTACGAGGGTAATGTGGAAACCCGAAAGGATGCACAGCAGACGCTTGATGGCCTGTTCCGCAGATTCAACATCGACAGGCCCACAGGCTTCGAGGGCCACAGCTTGAGCGTGTCGGACATCATTTACCTCGCCGATGGGGAATCCTCCGGCTGGTGGTTCTGCGATGCCTACGGTTGGAAGCTGCTGAGCGGAGAAGAATGGGGGCAGACCTGATGCGCCACTACACAAAAGCGGAGTGGGGCAAGATCCCGGAGGCCTACAAGGGCCGCTGGGAGCCGACGCCGCTCAACCTTGAGCGGGTGAAGAGTGGTGAGCTTCCGGCAGAGTACATCGGCAAACGGAACACCATCGTCAATGACGAGCATCACGGCACGGTGCTTATCACCGAGGGCGCGCACTTCGTAATCGACAGATGAGCACAATCGCTCAAAGAGGCGATTTGAGCCGCCTTTTGCATCAAACGACAAATTCCTTGAGGAAGAATCAAAAACGCAAAATAGAGCCATCTGAGCAGCTCTGAGAACTATTTCCGTTGACTCAGAATGAACTGAAGATAATCTGTAACCTTTTGGCGTTCATCATCTGTCAGATTCATCCGCTTCACGGCGGGGTCAACGGTGCGCCCCATGAGGAAGTCCATGGAGCAGTCGAGATAGTCAGAGATGCGGGCAAGGCTATCAGCCGCCATCATGCGGCCAGTGCGTAAGTTGGAAAGGGTGCCTTTGCTCATTTCGAGTTCGGCAAACATATCTTTCAACTGAACATTGCGAGCTTTTGCTTGAAGTTTGATGTTTTCTGCAAGGGTTATAGAATCATACAAATTTTGGGTCGGCATTTTGTGTATCCTCACAAAACCTTGCAATCGCAACGATTTCGTCTTGAAATATCGCAATCGCAAGATTATAATACACTTGTACAAAACAAATGTCAGATTGAAAGGGTCAGCGCTTTCCATTCAGCGCGTTCCCCGAAGTCCCTCTGCAAAGGGGCTTCAACGTACCACGCAGTACAAACCATGCAAGTTGATTCCTCCTAATGACAGGCATCGCTGCAAAGCGCAGCGCCGATACTGCAAATCGGCGGTGCGCAGGTAAAGCGATTACTCCCCAAGAGCTTCTGCTTAACAGCTTAAAGGCGGGGGAACGCGTTGAATGGTGGGTACTGGCCCTTTTAGTCTATCAAAAATCAAACAAGTGTTCAATACATTTGTTAGATAAATCTTTGTCGGGAAGGAGAAAAAACATGAAGAAAGTTCCGCTGCCGGAGTGGTGCGTGTCAGTCAAAAAAGCGATGGTTGAGCGCGACGATATGAGCGTCACCGAGCTGGCAAAAGAAATCGGGTACTCCCGCGCACACGTCAGCCAGGTCATCAATGGTACGATGGTGCCGTCTGCGAACATCAAGTCCGCGATTGAGTCCTGCCTGAACCTGCGGGTGTGATTTCTTACATCATAAGTTTACCAGAAAGGAGAGTTGTGCGAAATGGCGGTTGATTGCCAGAATATCTACAAAAACGCGCGGAAATCTGCCGGAATGACGCAGGAAAAAGCTGCACAGCTTTTGAACGTGTCAGTTGATTCTCTGCGGGATTATGAGCAGAGCCAGCGCCCGGTACCCAGCGACGTGGCAAGCGCCATGTGCGATGTGTACCAAGCCCCGTATCTTGCAGTTCAGCATCTGCGCCGGTCCTCAGAGCTGGGCAAGCGGGTGGTTCCGGAGATTCAGTTAAAGGACTTGCCGGAAGCTGTTCTCAGCGTTCTGGCGGCGGTTCAGAGGTTTATCGTAAAGCGCGATGCGATGATAGAAATCGTCGCAGATGGAAAAATCGAAGAGGACGAACAGGCTGAATGGGATGAGATCATGGATCGAATGAACAACCTGTTCGTGGCGATGGCCAATATGCGTTTTTCGAAAGGAGGGCGTCGGACGTGAAAGAATCGTACTTTATCGGCGCGAGCGAAGTGCAGGAAATTGTCGGATGCAGCAAATCCAGAGCCTATCAGTTTATCCAGCAGATGAACAAAGAGCTGGAAGCAAAGGGTCTGCTTACGTTTCCGGGCAGAGTGCCCCGGCGGTATGTGTTCGAGCGGTTCGGCATTACGGAGGTTCAGGATGATGCGAAAGGCAATAATCCCGCAGGTGGCAACAGCGGCGGCGCAACTACTGGTAATCGGAAGCATCGCCGCGGCGTTCGCTTTCCAACCGGAAGCGGCGCAGCTCCCGACAGCGACGATTCCTGTGCGGGCTGACATTGAGCAGGGCGAGTGCATCCGACAAGACCCGGCCCCCTATGAGTCGATTACATACCATGTGCCGCTGGATGCGGATTTACAGCAGTATACAGCCGAGATGTGCGACTTGTACGAAGTTCCGCTGGAGCTGGCTTACGCCGTCATGCAGGTCGAGAGCGGTTATACCGCAAACGCTACCAGCTCAACCGGAGATTACGGTCTGATGCAGATCAACGGCATCAATGCAGGATGGCTCAAGGATGAGCTGGGAGTCACGGATCTGCTGGATGCCCGTCAGAACATCAAGGCCGGGTGCTATATTCTCGGAAGCTATCTTGCTCTGTACGATGGAGACATCAACCAAACCATGATGGCGTACAACCTTGGGAAGAGCGGGGCAGAAAAGGCTTGGAATGCGGGAACCCGCAGCACGGCTTACACCGACAAGGTGTGGAGCGCTATGGTTGGTCTTTTGGAGGAAGAAAGGGATGTTTCGTAAGGTGATGCAAATGATTCAGGATTACGCAGAGAAGAAGCTGCTGGATGAGGTCTTTGCTACATACCTCGATGCGCAGGATGCCACCGCTGAAATGGCGCAGGTGCTCCCGTGTCCCCGGTGCGGAAAGCTGACCATGAAGATGCGCTTGCACAGCAACGCCCTTTCCCGTCAGGTTCCGGGCATCATGATTTGTGACCAGTGTGGAACCGAAGAAGCGCTGGATGCAATGGCGGGAAAGCCAAAGGATGCCCATGAATGGGCGCTGGTCAAAATCTACATGAAAGGGGCAAACCTCAAATGAAGCGCAGGGGAAAGAAGCTGAGCGTGATGGATTGGGTACTCGTAGGACTGCTGGACACGCTGGCCGGGGTCGTAGCCGGAGGGCTGATGGCAATATGGCAGTTGCCGAGTGCCTACCGCTGGCGTGGCTACTGGGCAATCGGCGGCGAATGGCTGCTTGTCATCATTGCGATCATCATGGCGGTGCGGCTGACGCACGCATTCCAGATGTTCATGATTTTCGGAGGAAAGAAGCATGGTAAGATGCGCTCGGTGTCACAGGGTCATTACAGATCCGGCGGCAATCGAAGCGGGGTACGGCGCAAAGTGTTACGCCAAGGAGTTCGGCAAGAAGCTGAAATCGCCCGCAAGACCTCGCAAGGGAAAGACCGCTACACAGCCTAAGAGCACCGCTGAGCGCCAAATCATCGGCCAACTCACGGTATATGACATACTCGCCGCACACGAAAAAAGCACCGACCAGAACGGCCGGTGCGCTACAAATGGATAGAGACCCGCACAATCCGGTGACACCCGATGCAGGAACATCGGACCGGAAAATGCAGGTCTCCACCACACACAACCATATTGTAGCATATTCGGTTGGTTTTTTCAACAGGTACGAAGCGGCGGGAAAGGACTATCCTTTCTGCCGTTTTTCTATGCAAAAATTAGGAGGTACAACATGGAAAAAGAACTTACTACCGCCACAACCACGCAGGAGCCGATGTTGGCCGAGAGTCTGATTGTGGTGCAGCAACTTCCTGTTATCAAAGAGCAACTGCACAGCATCAAGGCTCAGGCACAGGCGTCCGTGACGGAAGCGCTGGCGCTGGTTTGCACGGAAGAGACGCTCAAGGTCGTTAAGGAGCAGCGGGCAAAACTGAATCGTGACCGCAAGGATTTGGATGACCGCCGTGCAGTCGTTAAGAAGCAGATCATGAAGCCTTTTGAGGACTTCGACAAGGTTTACAAGGAATGCGTCACCGATGTCTATGGCCCTGCGGATGAAGCGCTGAAAGGTAAAATCACGGACGTGGAAGCCGGCTTGAAAGCTGACAAGGAGAAGAAAGTGGTCGCTTACTTCGACGAGCTGGTCAAGGCAAACGGGGTCGAGTGGGTCAGCTATGGGGACGTCGGCATTGCCGTTACCATGACGGCGAGCCTGAAATCTTTGAAGAGCAAGGTCAAGGATTGCGTTGACCGCGTAGTGGCTGATGTGAACTGCATCAATGGCATGGAGAATGCCCCGGAGGTCATGGCCGAGTATAAGCAGTGCCGCAATCTGGCCGTTGCGATTAACAGCGTGAGCCAGCGCAAAGACCGTGTGGCCCGCGAGGAAGCTGAACGGAAACAGCGCCTTGAAGCCCAGCTTCGTGCGCAGGAAGCAGAGTCGGCGGTGCTGGATGCGGTAGAAGAAGAGCTGGCCGCGCCGCAAGTCATGGGCGCCGAGCCTCCGGTTATGGATGAGCAGGAGGTCGAAGAAACCCAACAGGAGAGCGAGGAACAGGTCATGACGGCCCAATTTGCTTTCATGGGCCGCACGTTCCAGTGCCGCGGTACATTGACCCAGCTCCGGGAACTGAAGTCTTTCGTAAATGAAAAAATCGACGAGATCCAGAAGTATATGGATTCCGTCGGCATCGAGAATGAGGAGGTAAGCGACAATGGCTAAAGCAGTACAGCCGAAGAAATTGTACTTCTCTCAGGCAATGCAGACCGAGAAATACAAGAAACTCATAAATAATACCCTAGGCGATCCGGTACGCGCGGCACGATTCGCTGCAAATATCACTTCTGCTGTGGCAGTTAACCCTACCTTGCAGGAGTGTGATGCAGGTACTATTTTGGCGGGTGCCCTTTTGGGTGAAAGCCTGCTCTTGCAGCCTTCCCCGCAGTTGGGCCAGTTCTACTTGGTGCCGTTCGAATCCAAAGCAAAACGTGACCGGCAGGGTAATGTGATTAAGCCGGCGTGTCTCAAGGCGCAATTCGTTTTGGGCTACAAGGGATACATCCAGTTGGCTCTGAGAACGGGCCAGTACAAGCGCCTGAATGTTCTGGAAGTCAAATCCGGGGAACTGGGCGGTTGGGATCCCTTTGAAGAGCGTTTCCATGAAATGCACTTCATCGAAGATTTTGAAAAGCGTGCAGCAATGCCGACTGTGGGCTACATTGCCCATTTTGAGTATATCAATGGTTTCCAGAAAACGCTGTACTGGACGGCAGACCAGATGATGTCTCATGCGGACAAATATTCCCCGGCATTCAGCGCCGCCGCATATAAGAAGCTGCTGAATGGTGAGATTCCGCAGAATGAGTTGTGGAAGTATTCGAGCTTCTGGTACAAAGACTTCGACGGGATGGCCAAAAAGACCATGCTGCGCCAGTTGATTTCCAAGTGGGGCATTATGACGGCAGAAATGACGATGGCCTATGAAAGAGACGGCCATGTGATGATGCCGGACACCGCGAGCGGAGACCTGTTGCCGGAAGTGACCGATACCCCGGAACTCAGCCAGCAGGATGAGCAGGAACAGCTCAAAATCGAGCGGACGGCCAAAACTATGGACTTGCCGGAGCCGGAAGCAGACGAAGTGAAAGCGGCTGTTGATTTGGCGACACTCTGATGGTCAAGTACAACATTATCAGCACCGGAAGTGACGGCAACGCTACGATTTTGGAAGATTTTGTGCTGATAGACTGCGGGGTGCCTTACAAAGCGCTGGAGCCATATGTGACGAAGCTGAAACTTGTGCTTTTGACGCATATTCATTCAGATCACTTCCAAAAGCGCACCATCAAGCGGCTTGCCGAAGAACGGCCAACGCTGCGCTTTGGGTGTTGCCGCTGGCTGGCACCGCCGCTTCTGGCCGCAGGGGTGCCGGAACGTCAGATTGATGTGCTGGAACCCCGGACCATGTACGGATACGGCCTGTGCAATGTGATTCCGTTTATGCTGACTCACAATGTACCGAACTGCGGGTACAAGGTGCATTTTCCATCTGGCAAGGTGATTTATGCTACCGACACCAACAACCTGAACGGGGTGCAGGCACTCGGATATGACCTCTATTTGATAGAAGCCAATTATCGAGATGAAGACATTCAAGCCAAAATCGCAGAGAAAAAAGCTGCTGGACAGTATGCCTATGAGATGCAGGTGCTCAAAAATCACCTGTCGGAAGCAAAATGCAATGACTTCTTGGTGAGAAATATGCAGGCGAATAGCGTGTATATCCCTATGCACGTTCATGTTGACAAGGAGAAAACGGATGGTCGTAACGGCGAGAATTGAAAAGCTGGAAGATGGAAAGCTCGTCCTGAAGCCCGATACGGACATCAGCCGCTTTGTGGAGCAGAAACGCCCCCGGCGGGTGGAGGTCCGGTTGGATGATGGGCGCACGATTTCCGTTGACCAGCGCCGAAAGATTTTTGCCATCATCCGTGACATTTCTTTGTGGTCCGGCCATGAGCCGGAAGAACTTCGGCAGTATTTGGAATGGGATTTCTGCTCCCGCGCTATGCGGGAGTGGTTCTCCCTCTCAGACTGCGACATGACGACAGCACGAGAATTCATTACTTACCTGATTTCGTTTTGTTTCCACTGGGGCGTTCCGACCAAGGATAGTCTGCTGACGCAGACGGACGACATTGGAAAGTACCTGTACCTGTGCCTTGAAAATCGCCGCTGCGCAATTTGCAACCGTCCGGCGGAGGTGCATCACGTTGACCGTATCGGTATGGGTATGGACAGAGAAAAGGTCGTCCACGTTGGCCTGAACGCAATCGCACTTTGCCGAGCACATCACGAGGAAGCGCACCGCCGGGAGAATGCGTTGTTCGCTGAGTACCACATCTATGGAATCAAGCTGGACAAGCACCTGTGCAAAGTGCTCTCCCTCAATCAAAAGCCGAAAGGGGAGGTGAAGCGTGGCGAATGACTACATAAAGCTATGGGTGAAAGACTACCGAGCGCTACTGGAACCGTTCAGTGAAGCAGAACGGGGGCGCATTTTGTGGGCGATGATGGACTACAAGGAATCGGGGGCTGAGCCGAGCTTTTTGGGAAATGAACGCTTCGTCTGGGCAGCTATCAAGGCAAAGATTGATGCTTCCAATGAAGCCTACGAGCGACAAGCGGCGGCTAATCGTGCCAATGGTGCAAGGGGCGGAAGGCCGAGAAAAAATAAAGAAGCTCCAGAAAACCAAAAAAACCGAATGGGTTTTGAACCTGCCAAAGAATCAGAGGGCGCAGACGAACAGCAGGAGACATCAACCGGCCCGCCCGACGGAAAGCCGGAATCCTACTGGGTCTGGGCTGGATGCGATAAGGTGCTCACACCTTATATGGCCTCAGAATTCCGGGACCTGCGGGAAGCAGGCGTAGAGGATGCCTTAGTGGTGGCCGCGCTGAAAGAAGCGATGCGCCATCAAGCAAAGTATCCTTGGGTCTATGCCAAGCGTCTGCTCGACCAAGCAGCAGCACAAAAAATCACAACGCTGGAAGCGTGGGAAAAAGTACATATCGCATACAAAGGAAACCGGGTAGACCGGGAAACGCCGAGTGGAAATAGCTTCCTTGGCCTTGATAACAGCTTGGATCGCCTAAAAAGGAGACCTCTTAGAAAGCGGGTGGAGGAAGTTCCACCAGACTAAGGAGGTTTTCTAATGGGAAGCGATATTCGCCATGTCCGCGGCGAGGCCCAGAAAGAGCTTGTGAAGAAGTTTGAAGTATTTACAAGCAAGGGGCGATCAAGGTGGCAGGTTTGGAGCGATTGGATTACGATAAGCGCCATCGCCGTGTCCAATGCGACGGACAAGAACCACTTCGATGAACGAGAGCGGCAGTACATGACTATCGTGAAAAAGTACACGAAGCAGGAAACAGATACGTTCGCAGATATGCTTTCGCTTCTGGTTATGGCGCTGGAGGATGACCCGGAACAGGATTTCCTTGGCGAGTTGTATATGTGCTTGGGGCTTGGAAATGACCATGCAGGCCAATTCTTTACGCCCTACCACCTGTGCGAGTTTACGTCAGCAGTAACGACCCCTGCGGAAGAGTTTCAGCAGAAAATCGGAGACAGGGGATGGGTTGCAGTCTGTGATCCGACCTGCGGCGCTGGGGCCTTGCTGGTGGCGTTCGCAAACAAATGCAGAAAGAAAGGCATCAATTATCAGACGGATGTGCTGTTTGTGGCGCAGGACATTGACTACATCGTGGGTATGATGTGCTATCTGCAAATGAGTCTGCTTGGAATGCCGGGATACGTCGTCATCGGTGATACGCTTGCAAGCCCGTCTACGTCTTATGACAAAAGAGGGCTGATTCCAGTTGACAAAGGGAACGTCTGGTACACGCCGCTGCTCAGGATCCCGGTTTGGCAGTATCGAATCTTTATGGCGCAGATGGAGCTGGTCACTCAGCCGATAAAGGAAGAGCGTGCTGCGGATGCGCCAAAATCCGAACCACAGAAAGCCCTTGAAGCCACAAAAAAGAGTAAACAACCAAAAGATACGGAAAAGCCAAAAGCCGCTAAAATGCCGCCCAAAGAGCCGGAGCAGGAACCGATATTCTCTGAGGGTAAGGGCGGGCAGTTGAGCTTTTTCTGATAGGAGGACAATATGGATTCCACCACACACACCACAACCACAGTAGAGTTCGTCGATTGGCGGACCAAGGCAAAAGAGAAGCTGGAGGCAGAGGACAAGTTGTTCAAAGGCGGGCGCGCCGCCGCGAGCGTTCAGAGCTATGTGCTGCGGGCACTGCTGAACTTTGCAGATCAGGAGCCGCGCTTCGCTGAGGTCGTTTGTAACACGGAGCGCACGTTCTCTGAATGCTGCGCGGCAGTCGTGCACAATGCGGGAGAGGTTCTGTCTGACCTTGAAGCGTATCGCAAGGCCGTGCAGTTCTACTTCCCCAATGCTGAAATCTCGTTTTCGATGAACATCAATCTTACCGGAACGCCGCCGACGGAAGAAGAGATGCGGGCACCGGCAACCATTAAACCGGAGAACGCCACCCCGAATATTCCGAAACCGCAGGAGCCGGCAAAGGAAAAGCCCGACCAAAAGAAGCCGAAACCGGAGAAAAAGCCTGCAAAGAAGAAAGAGAAGCAGAGCGAGGATTCAATGCAGCTTTCCTTGGAGGGATGGTTCTGATGATTTTGGGATTCAAGGGATTCAAGCCGGGGCTGGTCGCAACGCTTGGAAACGGAAAATTCCAGTATGTTCCGAACGAGCTGAATGAGACGAAAAAGGCCATGTGCGCCAGCACCGGGTTCCATTATTGCTTAGACCCGTGGGATTGCCTGAATTGGTACACATGGAACGGCAAGAATGAGTTTTGGGCAGTTGCGGCCGGGGGCGATGTTGACGAGGATGGCTACGGAAGCCGGAGCAGCTGTACGAAGCTGGTTCCTCTCCGCAAGCTGACAGCAGAAGAATTTTTGCTGATGCACGCCAACTATGTGTTTGAGCATCCTGCGGAGAAGTTTGAGGACAGCTATAAAGGGCCATTTCATGTCGCATATGGCCGGGATAAGAAGCTGGCCGGAGAACTGGGAGAATGGCTCTGCTTCATCATCCAAGATCGGCAGGAGTCCATCTGCATTGCACAGCCGATTGACGGCGTGAAGATTTTGCCGGGGAAGAACTACACGGCAGAGAGCTTGGAGGCGGCACACAATGAAAAAGGCTGAAGAATTGAAACTTTATGCGCCGGAACCGAAACGGCCAGAGCTGGATGCGGCACTGTGTATGTCAGTTGCCGAGGGGCAGGGCATGGGCCGCTACATTGAGGGAAAGGTGCTGACGGTGGCCGTCTGGGACAAAAAGGAAAAGCCGCTGGTCGTGTGGCGCTTTTTCGGGGATTACTGGACGGGGGAGCTTCGCGGGAACGAGAACCCGACTAAAGGCGAGCTTTCGCCGCGTCAAATTGAGGTCAAGCCCTGCCAGTGCTTGACATGGAGGACCGAAGTGCCGGCCACAAAAGGAGAATCGGAACTCCTGCAGAACTATTTTGATGACTGCAGACCGGGATATCTGATTGGCATTGTAGAAGATGCACTGTCGGCTCATGCCAGGAAGAAGCGCGAAGAGCGCAACGCACGACAGGCGGCTGAGACCAAGAAGCTCTTTGAGAATCTGCCGGAGCCGCCGGAAGATCTCAGTAAACAAGTTTTGAAAGTGTGCAGTGATGCGGGCTTTCTCTGGGTCACCAATGATAAACAGAACGTAATCGAACCCGGCGGCGTTGAGAAGAAAATCTCGATTCAGCGGGCAAGGTGCGATAGCTGCGGTGGTGAATATACGCTGTCGGAACTGCTCAAACACAAGAGCACAGCGACGTGCGAGTGCTGCGGGGAGAAAATGCAGGTTCGCAATACCCGCTATTCGGTCAAAAGGTTATGGGCCGCAAGGACATTCCTTTGGAGCAAGCCGCAGGGGGATGGAGTCTGGATTCGCCGCTATCTGGTGTATTTCGATTTCAGAAATCATCGGGCAGAACCGGAATTTCACGGCCGTGGAATCTGGTGGACGGACGGAAAGACCATCAAGCAGTGGAAACGCGACTGGGGCGAAAAAGCTCAGTATATCATGTGCCAGCGCCCGAAGCTGTCCGCGATGCTGCTGGCCCCCTCTGGCCCGTATCAGCCGTACACGCTGGCATCCCACACTGACCAATTTGAGAGTGATGTTCGGAAAGTGTTGAAATCTGAATGGATGTACCAGTACGATAATCACCTCAATTTTCCGTGGGAAGTTCGGCAGTGGGAAATCGTGAATCGGTATCCGATGGCCGAAAGCCTTGTAAAAACGGGCTGGGCTGATGCGCTGTGCTCTCAGGTGTACGACGAATATGAACACAGCACCCGCATCAATCTTCGAGCAAAGACCTATTACGACGTGTTTGGCTTAAATCGTCAGGAGCTGGCTGTGGTCGCACAAAGCAAAAAGTCGTTCCGCGAGGTGGATGATGCGTTGAAGTGGAAAGAAGCCGGCCTTGCAATCAATGACAAGAACATGAAGATGACGGCTAACATCCGAAATCTCTCAGGAATGGCCAAGACATTGCGGGAAAGCGGAATGACACGGAGCTTGAAATATCTACGCCAGCAGACAAGGCGAGTCACCGGAAGCTACAACGGTCAGATTGCTCTTCAAGTTGCATCGGACTGGTTGGATTATATCGATATGGCCGGGCAGATGAAGATGAACTTGAATCTTGAAAAGGTTCGTTTTCCGCTGGATCTCAAGCGTCGCCACGATGATTTGGTTCTGGAGCGAAATAAGCAATGTCGAAAGGACGCCTTGAGAGGTGCCGCAAGCAGCATCAAAAAGGAAGCCAAGGAGCTGGAAAATCAGTTCCACATCGAGAACATCTACAAGAAAATCCGCAAAATCTACGAGTACGATGGAGCGGAATACATCATTCGGGTGCCGGATGGGGCAAAGGCCATTTTGGAAGAAAGCAGGTTTCTTGACCACTGCATCCAGCGCGGAACTAGGTACTTTGAGCGTATTGCCAAACGTGAGAGCTACATCTTCTTCATGCGGCGCAAGGCTGACCCGAATACCCCGTGGTATACCTTGGAGGTGGAGCCGGGCGGCACTGTCCGCCAAAAGCGCAGCTATAACAACGACCAGTACGCCGATTTGGAGGATGCGAAACCGTTTATTGCGGAATGGCAACAGGTCGTGCAGGGCCGCATGACAACGGCGGAAATTGATTTTGCACGGCAGTCCAAGGAAATCCGCGCACAGGAGTTTGCGGAACTCAAGGAGAACGGAAACATTATCCGCACGGGTACGAATGCTGGCAAGCTGCTGGTTGACGAACTGATGCACGACTTGATGGAGGTGGAAAAGCGTGTCGGCTAAAATTGAACTTTCTCTCGCGCCCGCCAAAGCAAAGGGCCTTTCGGAAGATGAACGTCTGGATTTGGGGCGGCTGCTCCTGAAAGCGGGATACCGAGTTGATATTGTACGCCGCCGCCCGAATACCAATCCGGGCACCCAGTACGAATATTTCATGGTTTTGGACAAAGGAGAGAATAATGCCTGACACCCGGAAGAATCACAACCCCAGCGGCGCGCCGGATCCTACACGGGTTCGGGCAGAGAGCAACATCCAGAGGGAAGAAGCTCGTGTGAGCGAGCTTGTTCACGTTCTGCGTTATGTGGCAGGTGCCGCCGGGTTTGAAATTGTGGAGCGAATTGTTCTCGTGGATAACCAGACGGGGAGGATTTATCGGTGAACAGAACAAAGAATGAGTTGGCCGATTATGCTTGGAATCCGGTGACAGGGTGCCTGAAAGATTGTCGGTACTGCTATGCAAGGAAAAGCGCGATACGGTTTGCAAGCGATTGGCGCCGAAATTTGGCAGAGAGACCGAAAGTTCAGCAGGTGGGAGAAAAGCTCTTTGAGCTGGATACCCCGTGGGAAACGAAAAACAAGCACTTCCTGAACAGTCCAACGGGATTTCTGCCCACGATGCACAAATACCGTTTCGACTGGCCGCAAAGGGTCAAAGTTGGCTCAAGCATTATGGTATGCACAGACGGCGATTTATTCGGGCCGTGGGTTCCTGAAGAATGGATTCTTCAGGTGTTTGCGGCGGCTGATGAAGCACCCCAGCACCAGTACATTTTTCTGACGCAGTATCCGGAACGCTATAAGCAGCTTGTGAATCACGAGAAGCTGCCCCAAAACAAGAATTTCTGGTACGGTTCGACAGCGACGGTCAGAGAAAGCAGCGTATGGGCGAACGAACACTATAATACGTTCGTTGCGATAGAGCCGCTCCTTGGCCCGTTTGAGGGCGACGTGACAAAAGCGTTCCAGAAGTTGAAGTGGGTCATCATCGGCGCGGAAACAGGCCGAAATGCAGGAAAGGTCATTCCTAAAGCGGAGTGGATTAAAGACATTCTTGCGTCAGCGGATGCAACCGACACACCTGTTTTCATGCGGAGCAGCATGGAAAGCGTGGTGGGCGCTGAGAATATGCGGCGCGAGAAACCACAGCCGCTTCTTCAGAGAGTTCCCAGCGACGTGCAGAAAGAGCGTCTGTGGGAGTATTGCACGGTCTGCGGCAAGTACAGACCGATGAAAGAAATGTACGCGCTGCTCTTGCGCAGAAAACGTGGAGATAGCCCGGAGCGGGTGGCTTATATGTGCCCGGAATGCTATGAGCAGTTCAGCAGAGACAATTTTGAGAAAGGAAAAGACGATGAAGTTTGAACGAAGCGAAATTGGAGCGCTGTTCTCCAAGCTCCGAACAGCAGTGCCGGAAGTTCGCGCAGTGGGCAACGATAGCACGGGAATCCTGCTGAGTGGCCCGGATGCGTTCGCAACGAATTTGGAACTGAGCATTCGGGCAGAACTTTCCAGCCCGGTTCCGCAGGGCATCGTTATTCCACCGCGTGGAGTGGATTTTATCAGCGGAGCAGTAGCCCCTGAAATCAACATCAACGTGACAAAGAGCGGGTTGGTCATAGAGTCCGGCACGGCGCGGGCACGGTTGAGCACGACGCCGGCAGAGAATTACCCCACATTTGATGGTCCGGGAAAGGATGCGAAGCGCTGCGTGGTGAGAGCGAACGATTTGAGCTGGGCCATCTCAAAGGTTCTATACGCTGTGTCCAAGGAGGATCGGCATCCGGCGCACAAAGGGCTGTGCTTTTCCCACAACGGCGACGATACTTTGGAAATCTGCGCCCTGGATGGGTACAGAATGGCCATCAGCCGAATCGACTGCACCGCCGATGGCGATTTCAAGTTTGTGCTTCCGGCGGCAACGGCAAAGGCGATTGATACGCTGGGCCTTGATGGGAGCGTCAGTATTGAAAGAGACCGCAAAAAGGCCGTTTTCAGTGACAACAATTTTGAGGTAAAGTCTCGCCTGATCGCAGAACCGTTTCTGGATTATAGCAAAATTGCAGCCCAAAAGAGTGGGGGAACCAGAATCGTGCTTGACAGAAAAGAATTGCTGGGCGTTCTGGGACGCGTCAAACTTGCTCGGTCTGCAGACGCAAAGGAAAAGAGCACCTTGGTGATGGATCTGGAACCCGGCGGCACAGGTAGAGCATCGATGCGTAGCACGATTGCGCAGATGAATGAGGAGTTTTCCTTCAACGGAAAGCTGGATGAGCGCCTGCGAATCGGCTTTAATCTGGAGTTCCTGAGCGAGGCATTGAAGTCGATGGAAGGAGACGAGGTCAGCGCATGGGTGGTCGGTCCTCTATCCCCCGTAAAGCTGATTGAGCCGCAGTATGAAGCGCTGGTGCTTCCTGTCAAGGTCAAGGAGGAAGCATGATGCAGGGTAGAACTTTTCGTGGGCAGTCCCCAGATGGCACTTGGCATGAGGGATTCTTGATTCGCTCCCCGGGTGTGAAGAACAGTCGCCCGGGTGAGGGCTGGTACATCAACTCCGAGCAAGAGCCGGCATACGCCCATCTCGTCAAGCCGTTTACGATCGGCATGAACACGACTCTGACGGACGGAAACGGGGTACCTGTTTTTGAGGGGGACATTTTGAAAGACGATCGATGCGGCAAAGATGTGATTTTTGCCGTAAGATACGGCGAATACATCGACTACGGCGTAGGCCATATCGGATTCTACGCAGAATTTTCGGAGAACCGAAAGGAGTTTGTCGAGCATGGTCTTGCAAGCTTGGTTCTGACCGCAAAGGTGGTTGGAAATGTAGTGGACACGCCGGAGCTGATGGGCATGAGCACTGGAAAGGAGCAGCAACATGAAGTGGATTGAGACGATTACCCCGAAACAGGCGGTTGAAGAGCTGGGAGTACCTTATCACGGCTGGATGAGGGAGATGGATCGGGCATGGATCAGCGAAGACCAGAAGTACAGCGTGATGTCTCGTTTGCTCCGCACGGAATGGGGCAAGGTCGAACACGTCACGATTACGGCGGCAGAGGGCGTTGGCCGGAGTGACGGCAGCGGGGATATCCCGTGGGCCGTCAAGATGGAAATTAAAAACGACCTGTTCGGCGAGAAGCGAGTTGCCGTCGAGGTGTTCCCGACGCAGGACAGGTTGGTGGATGTCTGTGACTGCTATCACCTCTGGGTGTTCGAGAAAGGATTCCAGCTTCCGTTCGGTATCCACCCGCGCGATAAGAAAACGGTGACGGTCAATCGCGGCAGTACCAGAGTCCGAGCCATTGACGGCGCAGGGCGTGAACGCAGCATCAATGAGCTGCTGGAAGAGAATGGCGCGGCGGACGTTCCTAAACAGGCATATGCACAGGCTATGGCCGGATATATGATGAAAAATCTTCTGGGAGGGTGATGCAAGTGGATGGCGATATAGACCGCCAGAGCGAAGCGCACCCGCCGAAACCAGAGAAGGGGCGAGACGATGGCAAAGTATGAGATGCTTATCGCTGCATCCGGGAAACATGGCTCTGCACTCCTGCCGTATGTGCTGGTTGACGATAGAAGCGGTAAAAGCGCAGCGGCGCGGGCAAAAGCGATGGCCAAGGCTTGTTACCCGGAGTATGAGAAATTCGACGTGGCGAAGATGGAGGTGATTTCAGATGAATGAAAAGGGATTGATGGAACAGTCGAACGCAGCGATTAAAGCGGCGCTAGAGCTGTACGCGGCTGACCATGGGAAGTTGAACGATGGTGACAGCTTTACGACAAAGCTCAATAACTGTGTGCTCACCATTTCGCTGAAAGATGGGAGCTTGGATGTACAGTTTGACCCGGACGCAGACGTCGCGGTGGACACCCCGTACACACTGGACATGAAGCTCGACATTTATGAGGAGGAAGACAATGGATGAGTACATCAACCGTGAGGACGTATTGAAATGCCTGGAGTATAACACGATTCAGAAGCCGAGTGCGGATGATGTTGTTTCTGCGACTCTCCGGGTAGCGCGGGAAAAGGTCGAGAAACTTCCTGTTGCGCAGGAAGGAGCGCTATTTTCTTTCTGGCGCGACCCCGACAAGGATCCTCCGAAAGTTGAGACGGAAGTGCTGATTCTGTTTGAAACAGCCTGCGGCGGATATGGGATTACGACGGCCCACTACGAAGATGGCACTGTTTTGTCCGAAAAAAGCAAGTTCTACTGGGAAGAGATTTTCGAGTGGGGCACCTATGATGAAGAGCATGACGATTATCTCATCCCTAAAGGCTGGTGGGAATATCGCCATTTCAACCCGGAGGATGTTTACAACAACCGTGTTGATTCTCCTGTGGTTGGGTGGATGCCTTTGCCGCCGAAGGAGGTAGTGAAAAAATGAGAACGCTTAACGCTGACCAGCTGAAAGCTGTGCTGAGCATGGAAAGTTCACTGGGACATATTCACACGCTGGCAGATGTCGAAAATACGATTGACTTTCTTGCCAAAGAAGAACAGGAAGTCACAAACGGTGTAGAAAAATTCAACATTTTCGATACCATGTGGTCAAGGAAAATTCAGGCGGCGTTTCCGCAGTCGTTCGTGAATATGCAAAATGAACTCATTTTCAGCCTGAGAACTGATTCCGGCTTCAGTCTGAAAGATGTGACCGACGAAACCCAGCTGAAAGCAAAAATTCTGGAGTGGCTTACGCGGACTGCAATTAAGGCAGTTTCGCCCAAGGAAAGAAAACTTCATTTTGAGGGCATCAACAAGCTGCTGGGTACGAATTTTACGTTAGAGGAAATGACGGACATCTATATATATCTCGGAAATGGAATCAATCACGACCTTTGCGTGAAGTTTGTGGAGAGCAGCTACGACATGACGATGATTCAAAAAGAAGGGTGAGCAAATGGATAAGCAAAAGATTAAGAGTGTTCCGAGGCTGACGACCGACAACCCGGTGGACAATTTTCAGACTGCCCTCAACTTTACTGACGTCAGCGAGGACGGCTGGGTATGGCTGCGGCAACCTGAAATGGCACTGACCGAGTATGCGCGGCAGCTCGTCAAGGGGCATGGCAGCAGCATCGATCTGGGCTGCAACGATATGGAGCTCTCCGAAAGTCTGACCGATCACCTCTTCGACGACCCGAAGCAGAGCATTGATGGACTGATCGCAGAGCACTACACGATTTTGTGGGCCTACGCGACCCTGCGGGAAAAGCTCAAATGGTACGAGGATGCAGGAATCCCGGTCATTCCTAATTACGGTCTGAGTACCATCCGGCGGGCGATCAATCGGTACGGCACCGCCCCTCAGCTCCAGATGGCGATCAAGGAAATGTCAGAGCTCACGAAGGCAATCTGCAATCTCCAGCGGGCCGTAACCTTCAACTACCGCAACGGTGCGAAGATCAAGGTCGCCCACGAGAGCGTCAGGGAAGAAATCGCGGATGTTTACATCATGCTGGCGCAGCTCGTTGAGATCGTCGGCAAGCCTGAAGAGGTACAGCAGATCGTGCTCGAAAAGCTCGAACAGCTCAAAGGCGACCTGGACGGCGGGGAGGTGCAAAGTGAGTAAAGCTGTTTTACTGAGCATCCGGCCAAACTGGTGCAAGCTGATTTGGGCTGGAATGAAGACCGTAGAGGTGCGTAGAACTTGCCCGAAGCTGGAGGCGCCGTTCAAAGTGTATATCTATTGCACCGGTCATGATGGCTGGATTATGAAATCGCGCAGGGCTGGAGTGCAGAAGATGGATAGCAGAGTTATCGGCGAGTTTATCTGCGATGAAATTTATAAAATTGACCGAGACTGCAATGGGTTTAACTTCACGGCTCCGAGTCTGGATCTGCCGGTTTACACCCTGCCGGAAAATAACGATGAAGAACGCAACGCCAAGAGAGAAGAACTTATCACTTGCATGACCGATGAACAGCTTTCCGAATATCTCGGCATTCATCCCGGCTACGGTTGGCATATCACGGAACTAAAAATTTACGATGTGCCTAGGCCGATTCGTGACTTTATGTGCCCGTGCGCCAAAAGGTATGCTGATGCAGATGGAAAATGGCACTGCAAAAATGCTGATAAAATGAAAAATAAAAACGGCAGTTTTGAAAATGACGGGTGTATCTGCACTGACCTTGACAGGCTGAGCCGACCGCCTCAAAGTTGGTGCTATGTGGAGGATGCAGAATGTACGTCATGAACAAAAAATGGGACTCTGTCACGAACATTGCCCAGTGCACCAGCGTGTATGTGAGCCCTGAACACCGAAATCAAGGCGGTTCCTACGGGCGGCGGTGCGGTATATCGTCTGGGCCAGTACGAAACGGCAGAAATTGCCCGCGCTGTGCTGAATGACCTGTATATTCACATTGCGACTGGTTGCACCTACCAGATGCCGAATGACCAACGAGCACGGGTGCTGGTCCGCGGCATGAGCGATGAACGGCCTGAAAAGTTTGCTGGGAACGGCAAGAAGCCGGTGCGTAGGGGAGGATCCTGATGGAGAAAACAGGTACGGTTCTCCCATGTCCTAAATGCGGGAGCGGCTTTTTAGCATGGGGCAAGCCGTTTAGAAGCGCGACGCCGAAACTTGTCGTACTGTTAGGGCAGCATCGCAGAATTGTCTGTTGCGTGATGTGCGGATACTATGCGCCCTTGAAAAAATGGAACAAAGAGGAACGGAAAAATGAAAGCACACATTGAACCTAAGAGCCGGGAGTGCCCTTTCTGCGGTGCACCGACCTATGAGGTTGTAAGCGTTACAGGCATGAAGTGCGTTCGATGCACCAACAAGAGAACCTGCGGTGCAATCGTCAGCTTCAACAACAAGGATTGCGATGAACGCGGCGTTTCACCGGTGAGGTACTTCAATCGGCGGACGGAAAGGAAAGCGCTTCAATCGACGTGCGGAAAGGGAACGAAAAATGAATCTGATTCGTGAAATTTTCTTTAGTCCGATGGTCGTGGATGCGGCCGGAATTATCCTGATTGTGGCTGCATTGCCTATGGTAGGTTGGTCTTTGGCTGTAAGCCACATGGCTGGACCGAAGGTCAAAAATGCAAAGGAGGGCACATGAAAGCACATCTGTCGTTCCTGTGCAATGGTCAGTGTCGGTGGTGCAAGAACTACTGGGATTGCAGTAAGTACAAAAAAATTCTGGCAAAAATTTTCGGATGCAAAGATTGGAGATGGCAAAACAGATGAAGGACATTCGCCAGCAGTGTGTCGATGAGCAGGACAAGGCCGCACAGATCTTTACTTGGTGCATGGTGGTGGCTATGCATCAGAAAGAAGGCATTGGAGCCACGCGCCTGACCCGGGCTTGTAATGAGATGCGGGCATTTCAAGCCCGCTACAAAAGTAAAATCGACTCTGGGAATCGGAGGAAGGCCACTGAAGCTATGCGGGACGTTTTAAGGGGAATCTGTGATTTCACGGTGCGTCTGCCACAGAATCGCGCTCCGCGTAATTATAGGGAAGAACGGCTTCGTATGGCGCAGGACGATGGCGCCGAAATCGCATGGCTGGTTATGGCCGCGACGGCGCATCTGACGTTTGGCTTTGGCAAGGAGCGCCTTGCACGGCTGAAGAAAGAAGCCATAGACGGCTATCGACAGTACATCGGCTGGGTCAAGACAGACGGCGAGGACTGCGCCGAGGAATGGCTGAAGCGCTGTGTGGAACAGGCCTTGCAGGAAGAACTTGAAGTGAACGACATCCAGAGCGGGAGCCACCCGCCAAAGCTGTACTATTCGTCTGGAGTGAACGTGGAAGATATGATTCGCGTGATGAGTGCTGTGTCTGCGAAGATGGCGGCAGAGCGGGGCATCAAGCGTGTGCCGCTGGCTGTTTTGAGCCAGAGCGAAATTTCCCGCCGCATGAGCGCAATTTGAGCAAACAAAAAGAGGACTGCTTGCGCAATCCCCCGAGAAAAGCAATTCTATTATACCTAAATTGATGGATTTTGGCAACGTAGAACAGGAGGATGCGCAAAATGACTATCCCGGAAGATATGATGGCGTTCATCGAAGAAACTGCCCGCAAAGCTGCCCGCGAGGGTGCAAAGGAAGTTGTGGCCGAGCAGGCTCGTAAAGCCGCAGGCCGGTGTGACCGCCGGTTGCGGAACACGAAGTTGCTCCTGAAGAACTACCGGATGTTCAAAAAACATTGCACGGGTGCGGTCTATACGGACGAGGCTGGCGAACATGATGGTCAGGAGGAAGAAACCGCACTGGAACTGCTGGACATGATGCTCCAGCGGAACAATGCCATTACGGTTGAATCCATCCGCAACAGCTGCCGGCGCACTAAAATCATGATTCGCCATATCGATGCAATGCTTGGCCTGTACGAAACCTACTGCGCCCAGAGCGACAATGAAGCTCTGAATCGGGGCCTGCGCATCATCAAGGCCATGTACATTGACGAGACCGCCAAGCCTGTGGAGCAGATCGCGATGCAGGAAAACGTGAGCGCCCGGCAGGTTTACCGCGACCATGATGCAGCGGTGGATAAAATCTCGATGCTGATGTTTGGCATTGATGCCTTGGAGATGTCTTAGTCCGATGTCAAAAAGATGTCATGGACGTGTCACAGCAAAAGTGGTACAATGATACCGTAAAATTCTAATCATAGCGCATTGCCCGCCCGGTTTCGCCACCGGGCGGGTATTTTTATGCCCGGAAAGGAGGAAAAATACCGCCGCTCCCCAATTTGTCCCGCCACGCCAGCGGGGAAAGCAAAGAAGGGAGAAAAAATGAATCAGCAAGTAGTGTATCAGGATATTTCGCAGATCCATCCCTATGAGAACAACCCCAGAAACAACGAAGCGGCTGTTGGTCCGGTAGCCCAGAGCATCAAGGAATTTGGATTCCGGGTGCCCATCTTGATTGATGGAAAAGGCACGATCATTGCCGGACACACCCGCTATGAGGCCGCAAAACGGCTGGGCATGGACAAAGTGCCCTGCATCCGGGTCGATGACCTGACGGACGCGCAGATTAAGGCATACCGCATTGCAGACAACAAGGTGGCAGAGGCATCCTCTTGGAATGATGATGTGCTCCGCGCCGAAATGGATGCACTGCAGGCGCTGGATGTGGATCTGAGCAGCACCGGCTTCAGTGAAGTGGAACTTGATGGCCTGCTCCGGGATGTGGACGATTCCGATTTTGAGGAGTTCTTCACAGAGCCTGTCCAACAGCCGCCCAAAGCGGCCGATACAGACCCGGGCCCCGAAAGCCAGCAATCTGGACAGCCTGCACCCTTTCAGCCCGCTACGGCGCAACAGAGCGGCTCTAAGCTTATCCAATGCCCGCACTGCGGAGAATGGTTTGAAACATGAGGCTGTGTTTGGCGGGAACCTTCCCATCGGAGAAGATTGTGCGGGAAAACAGGCCGGAGTACGTTCTGGAGAGCTTTTTCTATATCAAGCCGTGGCAGGTCGAGGAAATGCCAAAATGGAAGATGTTTCTGCTCGACAGCGGGGCATTCACGTTTATGCACGGGGTAGAGGCTTCGTCAAAGCCGGTGGATTGGGACGGGTACCTAAGCAGGTATATCGACTTCATCAACCGCCACGATGTGCAGCACTTCTTCGAGTTGGACGTAGATATCATCGTAGGCTATGATGCCGTAAAGCGCATGAGAGCCCGCCTTGAAGCTGAGACGGGCAAGCAGAGCATTCCAGTCTGGCATCGCTCCCGCGGCCTTGACGAATTTAAAAGCCTGTGCAGGGACTATCCCTATATCGGCATCGGTGGCTTCGCAATCAAGCACATTCAGCCCAGCGAGTACGGCTACATCAAACGGCTGGTGCAGTATGCGAACGCCTGCGGGGTGCGGGTACACGGTCTGGGCTACACCAAAAAGGACGCGGTTGACTTTGGCTTTTATAGCGTGGACAGCACCACATGGACTACACAGGTCAATTTTGGCGGCTTGTCCTACTTCAACGGCTCAGAAATGGTTGTGGTCAGACCCCCGAAGGGCATGATAGGCGCAGACTACCGGATTCGCCGAGAGTATGCGCTGAAAGAGTGGATCAAATACCAGAAGTACCTTGATACGAAAGGAAAATGGCGTGGATAAAGATATCGTATACCGCGTTGAGGATGGCATGGACAGAGAAAAAATTCTCTGCACCACCTACCAGATGCGGAATTTTTATATGCAGTTCAGAGACGGTTTCTTCACCAATCTGGACGTAATGAACTATATCCAGCACCTTGCCGCCGCCCACATGGCGAAAAAGGGCATGAACGTGCTGGATGTGTGCTGCGGCCGCTCTCTGATGCTCCCGCTGCTGCGCTACTACGCAAAGGATATTGCATCCTATACCGGCGTAGACATCAGTAAAGCGAACATCAAAGAGGCTATGCGGGGCGCAACCGCAAAGAACCTTGAACCTAAAGATCTGACTTCCTACTACCCGTTCCGGGTGGGTTGGAAGCTGGGCAACGTTGCTGAGATGTCGAAAGTCATCCCGGCGGGGTTTGCCGATTTTGTGATTTACACCTCTGCCATTGAGCATATGCACCCTACGGACGGCGCAAAAAGCCTTGCAGAATGCTACAAGGTGATGAAGCCGGGTGCAAAGATGTTTCTCTCCTGCCCGAACACCCCGGGCAATGGGTATCAGACCCAGTATCGCGCACATGTCTATGAGTGGGGCTACGATGAACTGAAAGCCAAGCTGGCCGAAATCGGATTCAGCATTGTGCAGGAGGTGGGACTGGTCACCAGCGTCCGGGAGATGGACGAGTTCTATTCCAAGCAGGAACCGGCGCTGCGGGACTTCTACACCCGTATGAAAGCCTATGTCCCATCTGCATTCCTCACAGCCTTTATGGCAATTCCGTTCCCGCGTGAAGCAAAAGAACTCCTGTTCATCGTTCAGAAGCCGAAAGGAGAAGAAAACAATGGATAAGTTTGAAAATCGCTACGGCGTGCGTAAAATCGTCTATAAGCAGAAATGCCGGTGCTTCTGCCCCATCGGAAAGACAGACTACACCAATGAATTTACTGTGACCATGGAGCCGGCAGAGATTATCCCGGACTACTGCGAAATCGACAAGTTCATCCGTGAATGTCTGGAAGGTGAAAATCTGGTCATCGAGGAAGCAGCCAGCAAGCTGAAGAAGAAGCTTGTTGAGGACGTGCACCCCAGTTGGATCATGGTCGAATCTGCGGTGAACGACGCATCCCATGGCAATGTGGTCGTTATGGTATGAGGGGGGTAGGGGATATGAGAAACACCAAAGCCCTATGCCAGACCGCAGTTGTCGCGGCTCTATATGTCGCATTAACCACCCTGAACCCGCTGTCATGGGGAGTTATCCAGTTCCGGGTGGCCAATATGCTGTGCGCTCTCCCGTTCAAGGATAAGCGGTACGCCCCGGCGGTTCTGCTGGGGATTGCAATCGCAAATGCAACGAGTCCTTTCGGCCCGGTCGATGTGCTCTTTGGCCTGCTGGCTGAGGGGACTGCATACGCACTGGTGGTCTGGGGGCCGTGGAAAAGGCTGGGGATTCTGTGGAAAGCAGTCATCCTCTCCCTGTCCGTGGCTCTCTTCATCGGTGTGGAACTGTCTGTGATGGTCGGCGCGCCGTTCTGGTTGACAAGCGCTGGCCTGTTCGTGGGCACATTCCTGGCCGTGGAACTGGGAAATTTGATGATCTCCAAAACCGCTCTCGCAAAGGTGGTGTGAGAGGGGCGCGGCGCTGGCTCTGCAAAGGGCCGGCGCTTTTTCTTTGGAACAACACAACAGCCCGGGCAGATACCGGGACAGAAAATGAAGAAGGATAGTGGTGGCGATGTAGATGGAAACGCGAGATAAGGCGTTCACCCTTTATAAGAAAGGGATGGGATGCACCGAAATCGCAAAGAAGCTGGGCGTATCGCTGAACACTGTGAAATCGTGGAAGAAGCGCTATTGGGATGCACAAAAGGGTGCACCCAAGAAACGCACCCCGCCGCACCCCAAGGGTGCATCTTCCAAGTGCACCCAGAAAGCTCCGCAGGATGGCAAGCCAAAGTCGGGCGCACCGCTGGGTAATGTCAATGCAGTTGGCAACCATGGAGGCGCGCCGCCGGGTAACCAGAATGCCTTGAAACACGGTGGCTGGTCTGCGGTGATGTTTGGTTCTTTTTCAGAGGAAAACCAAAAAGCCATTCAGGACTGCACGAAAGACGTTGATGCAGAAGACCTGTTGATACAGGAACTCCAACTGCTGACCGCCCGGGAAGCTTTTCTGCTTCAACGTATTTCCGCTGTTCAAGAGAAAAAACAGCACATTCAGTCGGTGCATACCTCCAAGTCTGGCAGATTGTTTACTCGCTTGGACGAGGACAAGGAAAAAGAAGCCCGCGACAAGGAGGCTTACATTGAGCGGATAGATGCTAAAGTCGATCGGGAAGAAAGGCTCCCCGGCACCACCGTGGAAACATCAACCACCGTCGAATCAAGCTACCTTATCGTGGAACGCTTAGAGCGGCTATTGACCGATGTACAGCGCCAGAAGTCCAAGGTGATACAACAGCTTGCCGACCTACGCAGAATGAGCAACAGCGGCAAGAATGAGCTGGTAGACGATTGGGTCGCGGCGGTCGAGGCGGCAGACACGGAAGTGGAGGATGCGGACGATGGCACTGAGACAACGTGAAGTCTTTGCCAAGCGGATCCCGCTGTACCGTAAAGACCCTTGCTTGTTCTTCAAAGAGGTCACTGGCTTCAAGCCTGATCCGTGGCAAAAAGAAGCCGCCACAGCTATTGCACAACACCGCAAGGTTTCGATTCGCTCAGGACAGGGCGTTGGCAAGACTGCTTTTGAAGCGAACCTAGTCCTTTGGTTTCTGTCCTGTTTCCCGTATCCGCGCGTGGTGTGCACGGCTCCGACCCGCCAGCAGTTAAACGATGTCCTCTGGGCTGAGATTGCCAAGTGGCAGGAACGCAGCCCCGTCTTGCAGGCTATGCTTGTGTGGACAAAGACTCGTGTTTACATGAGAGGACATGAGAAACGCTGGTTCGCCGTGGCTCGCACAGCCACCAAGCCGGAGAATATGCAGGGCTTCCACGAAGACAATATGTTTTTTGTGATAGACGAGGCATCTGGTGTTGCTGACCCCATCATGGAGGCTATACAGGGCACGCTTTCCGGCGATAACAACCGCTTACTGATGTGCGGAAACCCAACGCAGAACACTGGCACATTCCACGATTCGCATACCGTGGACGCCCAGTCCTACTACTGCATGAAGGTGTCCAGCAGGGACAGCCCCCGCACGAATAAGCAGAATATCGCTGACTTGGAGCGGAAGTTCGGCAAGAACAGCAATGTAGTCCGTGTCCGTGTTGACGGAGAGTTCCCGGAGAATGAGGACGATGTCTTTATTCCGATGGCACTCGCCACAAAGGCTGTCAATACTGAACCTCTGGAACATTGTGCTCCAGTCAGGATCGCCATCGGGTGTGACGTTGCCCGCTTTGGCAACGATGATACGGCCATTGCACAGAACATTGATGGAGATATCCAAAAGCTGGTCACACGCCACGGTCAAGACCTGTACGCTACGGCAGACGATATCATTGCGATATATAAAACCCTGCGTGCAGCGTATCCGCAGTACCGCGGTCTTATTTATGCGGTCATTGATGATACCGGCGTTGGTGGAGGCGTGACCGACATACTCAACCGAGAAAAGATTCGGCAGAAGCTAACCAGGCTGATGGTCGTGCCGGTAAACTTCTCCAGCGCTGTGCCAGACAAGGAAGCCGCCGGGCGCTATGCAGATATCGCAACGTGGATGTGGGCGGTCCTACGGGATATGGCCACGGCGGGCACCCTGCACATCCCAAACGATTCAACCCTGATAGGGCAGCTTACCACCCGTAAATATATCTTTAGTGGTGCTCCTGCAAAGTTGAAACTTGAAAGCAAGGATGCCTTGAAGAAGCGTGGCCTGACCAGCCCTGACCGCGCTGATGCGGTAGCCCTTGCGCTATACGAGGGCGGCATCTTTGATGTACGCAGTCTGATATGATAGCCGGAAAGGAGAAAAAGGTGAAAAGAGTTATCCCCGGAAAAATCAAAACGCAGCTTCGCCTCGACGGCTATTACAACGTTCTGAATAAGTATGGTACCCAGCAGGACAGCACCGAGTATTACCAGTGGGCAACCGGTGCAGCTGTGACGGATGCGGAATTGGCCGACCTTTATGCAGGAAACGGGCTATTCTCGACCATCATTGATGCCCCGGCAGACGATGCCACCAAGAACGGTATCGACCTTGGCATCAAGGATAAGGATTTGCAGAAGCGTCTTGACGACCATCTGCAGACCATCCATTACCAAAGCAAACTCGCGAAAGCGCTAAAATGGGCACGGCTGTTTGGCGGCTCTGCTGTTGTTATGCTGGTGGATGATGGTAGACTTCTTCAGGATCCTCTGAACTGGCGGGATGTTCATGGCGTGGAAGAACTGCTGGTTTACGGACGGAATGAGGTATTTCCGCTGTGGATCAACGGCTACGAAAACAATCCGGCAGATGAAGATTATCGCAAGGGCGGAACTGGCATCCCGGAGTTTTATCAGATAAACAGCGTGTACGGCAGCTATGTAGTGCATTCCTCGCGATGCTTAGTGTTTCACAACGGAGAAATCCCCGAAGGCTCCACGATGTCAAATCTCTACCGCACATGGGGCATCCCGGAGTATATGCACATCCGCGAAGAACTTCGCAATGCCTGCATCGGTCCGGGCTACTCCATTCGCCTGCTGGAACGGCTGTCAATGGTGACATACAAAATGAAGAACCTCGCAAACGTCCTGTCTACGGTAGACGGTGACGATACGGTTCTTCAGCGTATGGAAATGCTTGACCTTGCTCGTAATCTGTTGAACATGGTCTTCATTGATGCAGATGGCGAGGATGTTGGCATTCAATCCCTGTCCGTGGCGGGAGTCAAGGACATTCTGGACAATGCCTGTGCTATGCTGTCCGCTGTGAGCCATATTCCGCAGACAAGGCTCTTTGGACGCTCCCCGGCTGGTGAAAATGCCACGGGTGAAGGGGATATGGAAAACTATAAGGAGGCCGTGTCCGGCATCCAGTCCGGTGACCTCCGGGACAACACCCGCACGCTGGTCGAACTGATTCTGCGCGGAATGGCGTGGAACGGTGAAATCAATGAGGTGCCAGAGTATACCATTACCTACAAGAGCGCTTGGAGCTTGTCTGACGATGAAAAGGCTACGCAGGATCAGGCGAATGCTGCAGCCCAACTTACCAGAGCACAGACGGCTTCCACATACGTTACTGCTGGCATCTTGGAAACCGACGAGGTTCGCCGGTCTCTGGCACAAGATGAACAGTTTGACCCTGAAAACATCATCACGGAAGTGGATGTCAATCAGGATTGGGGGATGGCTGCAGCTGGGAATCCTCAGAATAAGATTTTCACTACTGGAGATTTTGACCGGTATAAAAAGAACATCGTCACGGATGAAGGTGACTGCGGTTACGTTGCCGGCTTCGTTCTGAATGATGGAAAAATCCTCTGCGGCCAACGCTCCGATGGGCAAGGCTGGTGCGGCCCCGGCGGTCATATTGAACCCGGGGAAACGCCGAGTGTGGCATTCCGCCGGGAAGCAAAGGAAGAGTTCAATATTGACGTAGGGGACATTACCTATCTCGGTAACTGCAAGGGCAAGCCGGATGAGGTGCTTCCCGTTCAGATCTATCTCGTCAATGGCTTCGATGGTGTTCCTCGGTGCGACCAAAAGGAGATGTTCACGGCAACATGGATGCCCCCTGAACAGATTTTGAAACAGGACGTGCCCGGTGGGCTGGTGTTTGAACCGTTTCTCAGAAGCGTGAAAGAGTACCTTGACCAGCTGGGCATTACGTTGGATGATTTTGACGAGAGCAAGCACAACCGCGATGAAGATGGAAAATTCTCCAATTCTGGCGGCTCTACATCATCAAAAGATGCATCGAGCAAGGAAAATTCATCAAAAGACTTGAATGATTCTCGAAGTCATGCTAAAATAAATTCTAACGCAGTTTCGGCAAAAGGCGCGAACACTTTCAAGGTGAAAGGATTCCCCAACAAGCAGAAGCTGAACAACCACTGGCAGAATGGCAGAACCCACGCCGCTGAGTACGCTCCCGATGGCATTACGACAAAGGAACAGTACGAAAAACGGGCGGTTCAACTTTTGGAAAGCTCGTGCGGAAACGGCATAAAAGGCTACAAGACAAAAGAGGGCCTTGTGTGCCGGTATGACACGAAGAAAAATGACTTTGCAAAAGGTTCCCCAGAGAAGGGTGTAAGGACGATGTTCAAGCCTGACGATGGGGAAGATTACTATAAACGTCAGCTTGAATTGGAAGGAATCGAAGATGACTGAGAAAATCATCTGCCCGGTATGTGGGCAGCATAGCTTTGATGAAGACAACGATTTTGAGGAATGCCCTGTGTGCGGCTGGGTGAATGATGGCGTACAGAGAGCGGATCCTGATTATCGCGGCGGTTATAACCGCATCAGCTTGAACGAAGCTAAAAAGAAGTTTGCCGAAGGCAAAAAGGTGTTTGACTAAAATATTGGCATTGAGAGCCTTTGCAGGTGACGTGAAAGCGTCCCTCGCAAAGGCTCTTTTTGTTTGCAGTCATAGCTCAGTTGGTAGAGCGCCTGCCCTCCAAG